AGGACGACGCGGAAACGGGTTGGCACTACTTCGATGTGAAGTTGGATGATGCCGTCTGCGCCGGTCCTCACACCTTCGGCGCGCTGGCGGAGCGTCTGCAATGAACACCGGCCCAGACACCCGCTCCGGCTACGTGCGGGACCAGCAGGCGATGCGGGCCTTGGATGCGTATGCGTGGGCTGCAAGGCCTCTGATCAACTGGCGCGCGCTCGGGTGGTCGCTGGTGATCGTCATGATCGCCGGTTTCCTGCTCGGGCTGATGGCGGTGGGGAAATGAACGCCCACACCCCCATCGAAACCGACGCCGAATTCCGCGCCCGCGTGGTCGGCGCTTCGGAGGTGGCGGCTTTATTCGGCTGCAGCCCATGGCTGACCGAATATGAGCTGTACCAGCGCAAGGTCGGCAAGCTTCCCACGCCCGAGTTCAACGCGATCGGCGAGAACGGCGTGCCCGAGAATGAGCGCTCCTATTGGGGCGTGAAGATGGAGCCGCTGATCATCCAGGGGGCTTGCGAGCGCTGGGGCTATGTCCCGCTCGACGAGGCGCACCGGATGGAAAACGGCGCCGGACTTGGCGGCCACCCCGACCGCATCGTCATGTGCCCTGAGCGCGGGCGCGGCGTGCTGGAGGCCAAGATGGTCGACTGGCTGGAGGTGAAGAAGTGGGGCGACGAGCCGCCGCTGAATTACCTCCTGCAGAACATGTCCTATCAGGGGCTGGCAGGATGCGTCTGGGGCGACATGATCGTCCTGGTCGGCGGCAACCAGCTGCAGCGGTTCCAATACGAATTCCGACCGACGGTCTATTCCGAGATCGAGGAGCGGGTCGCCGCCTTCTGGGAGCGCGTGCGGACGAAGAACGCGCCCAAGCCGGATTACAAGCGCGACGGCGACACGATCGCGGCTGTCTATAGCGGTGGCGCGGGCATGATCGACCTGACCCGCTGGAACCGCGGCGTCGTGCTGGCGGCCGAATATCTGGAGGCCAAGGAACGGCGCGATGCCGCCGACCTGGCCATGGAAGCCGCCAAGGCTGAATTGCTCGACCGCTTGGGCGACCACGACGCCGCCAAGCTGGAGGGCTTCTATCTCTCCGCGACGATGATCAAGGGCTCGACCTACACGGTCAACCGCAAGCCCTATCGTCGCTTCACCGTGAAGGAAGCGGCGTGACTATCATCCGCGTCATTGACTTCGAGACGACGGGCACGGAGCCGCCCGAGGCTGAGGTGTGCGAGGTCGGCATCTGCGATCTTCACCTTGAGGCGAAGAGAATCGGAGCGCCGATTTCGTGGCTTTGCGGCGTCCAGGCCATGCCGCCAGAGGTGCGCGCCGTCCATCATATTAGCTTGAAAGAATGTGCAGGCGAGCCGGCCTTCGACCAAGCCAAGCTTTGGGAATTCGCCGAGAAGGAAGGTGTTGCGGCCATCGCCGCTCACAATGCCGAGTTCGAGGTCAAATTCCTGACGCCTCCCATTCCGGTCATCTGCACCTACAAGGCCGCCCTGCGCGCTTGGCCGGATGCGCCGGCGCACAACAATGGCGCCCTGCGCTACTGGCTGGAGGATCAGGGGCTGATCGTCCCTGTCCATGAAATGACCCAGCCCGCGCACCGGGCTGGGCCTGACGCCTACACCACGGCGCATATCCTCCTGGCCCTGTTCAACGCGGGTCACACCGGTCGCGAGATGATCGCATGGACCAAGGAGCCTCGCCTGCTGCCTACGTGCCCAATCGGCGCGGAATGGCGCGGCAAGAAGTGGGCCGATGTCGACGCGGGCTTCCTGCGCTGGATGACCAACAACGCCACCATGGAAGCCGATCTGAAATGGAACGCGCAGCGGGAATTGGACCGCCGCGCCAGCAAAGGAAACTGATCATGGCAACTGCAATAGCTGAACGCCCCCGCACCGCCGCCGACATCCTTGGCGCTGCCACACAGGCCCGTGGGGTCGGCAAGTCTCAGGCGACCACGATTGAGCAGTCGCGCGCCATCGCGGAGGTCCAGGCCGCCGTCGTGGTCGCGATGCAGAACCCGCGCGATAAGGCTCGGGCGCTCAACGAGGCGCTGGAATCGTGCCGCACCCGCGAGGTTGCTGAAAACGCCTTCTTCAAGTTCCCGCGCGGCGGACAGTCGGTGAGCGGCGAGACGATTCACCTTGCCCGCGAACTGGCGCGCTGTTGGGGCAACATCGATTACAAGATCGCCGAGCTGAGCCGGGATGACGATGCCGGCGCATCGGAAATGATGGCGATTGCATGGGATCTGGAGACGAATGCACGCTCCAGCCTGACCTTCATCGTGCCGCACCTACGCGACAAGAAGGGCGGCGCGGAACGGCTGACCGATGTCCGCGACATTTACGAGAACAATGCCAACATGGGCGCCCGTCGGCTGCGCGAGTGCATCTTCGCCGTGCTGCCGAAATATCTGGTCCAGGCGGCGGCGGACGAATGCCGCAACACGCTCGAGACGCGCAATGCGGAGGTGCCGCTGCCGAAACGCATCGCCGACGCGCTGACCGCTTTCGCGAAGATCGGCATCGACAAGAGCCGGATCGAAGCCAAGCTGGGCTCCACGTCGAAGTTCACGTCGGTCGATCTGGCCAACCTCCAGATCAGCTACAAGAGCATCCTGCGCAATGAGATCAGCGCGGATGACGAATTCCCGCGGCTCGATGGCGGTGCGCCTGTCGGCAGCAAGCTCGACGCGCTGGAGGATGCAATCCAGGCCGGCAAGGAAGGCCGCGCCGACGAGCAGCATGGCGAGGAGCACACCGCCACCGCCGACGAAGACGCCGAAGTCTCGGACCTGCTCGCCCACATCGAGCGCAAGACGCGCATCATCGATGTGAACAGCCTCGTCTCCGACTGGAAGCACAAGATCGAGGGCTGGAGCGAGGACAATCGCTCGATCGTGGCCGAGGCGCAGGCTGCTAAAATCGCCGAACTCAAAGTCGCCTAACCCCAACCACCACCACGAAGAGGAGCGGAAGCGGTGACGCAGATACCCGAATATCCGTTTTGGCAGGCCGATGAAGCGGAAGCGACGTTTGGCGCGAACCGCAGGCGTTACGCTGTGTTGAGTAACGGAGAGGCGGACGCTGTTGCTCGGCAGTTGCGCGATGAAGAGCGAGCCTTCCACAGCCTGTTCTTCAACGGCGGTCGGCTGGCGGATCACGGGTTTCAGTGGAAGCCGGAGATTGCCCGCGACAACAAGCCTTACCTCACCCTGCGCGCGCTGATGTGTTCCTTCGATCCTTCGCACGAGGTCAAGACCGCGACCGTCGCACTGGCCCTGCATCACTGGTGTGATCGCATTCCCGCCCAGGTGCCCGCATGACCACCTCACCAGCCGAGGTTGCGGTGCGCTTGGTCAAGCGGATGGCCACGGCATGCGACAACACCCGCACCATTCGCGGCCGTGATGAAGTGGCTGTCCGCACGCGTGATTGGCACGCTCTGATGGACCTAGCTGAAGAAGCCCGCTCCATTCTCACGGAGAAAACCAATGGTTGAGCAGCCTGAAACCGCCGCCGAAGCGGTCGAATTGCTTCGTCTCCTGGTGGCCTATGACGACGAGGCCAAACCCAACGGCATCATGGACTGCGTCGATAACACGGGGAGTCCGTACCAGAGCGCTGGCATGGCCGGCCTGATCACACGCGCGCGCATGCTCGCTAATCCCTTCGACCTGGCTGCCGCCCTCGCCACCCCGGAGCCCAGCCATGACCGGTAAAGCAGAGGTTGAACAGGTGGAGCTTGAGACGGCGAGGACGATCCTCGGCAGCGATCTCGGTTGGCTGACGGATTGTTATGACCGCGCCGATCGAGACGACAAGCGTGAGGTTGAAGAGCGGCTTGCCGAAAGCCTCGCTCGTCATCGCCCACGCTGGCCAACCAATTCAGTTGATGTTGAACAGAGGGCGAGGGAATTGCTAGCGGCGCAGCAAGAGATCAAGGCGTTCGCCGATGACATTCTTACTGGTGAAGGTCGTCTCAGCGTCGTTGGTGTTGATCAAGCTCTCAGGGCTATTTGCGCCGCCCTCTCCGGCTCCCGTCTCTCCAATGAAGGGGTTGCGCTTCGCGAGGCGCTGGAACGCATCGCCGGAAGCTGGACGCAGTTCAAAGACGAACCGGGCAACTCGCTTGCGTCGGGTTACAAAACGCAGCGGGACATGATGCAGAACATCGCCCGCCAAGCCCTCTCCTCACTCCAGCCAGCTTCTCTTTCAGAGGAGAGCGGACATGAATAGGGCGACCCCTTCGGGGCAACCTGCTCTCGTGCCTTCGGCATCGAGCCGCCAAGGCGTCTCGACCAAAGGCTTCGATCAGGCGCAGTTCCGGCGCGTCTGGGCGATGCCGAATGGAGAGACATTCTCCGTCCCGCCAATCGGAGAATTCGTGCGCCGCTACCTGGTAGACGGGGCGGTCAGCGTCGATCCGTTTGCGCGCAACCGTGATTGGTGCACCTACACCAACGATCTTGACCCGCTCACGTCGGCGCAATCTCATATGGACGCCGAAGAGTTCTGCCTCGCCCTGGGCGAGCGCGGTGTGGTCGCCGACGTTGCTATATTCGATCCCCCTTATTCACCTCGGCAAATCGCAGATTGTTACCGTCGCGTCGGCTTGGCTGTAGGCCAGCAGGAGACACAAAGCGGGCTTCTCTACAGGCGCGTGCGCGACGCTTTAGACCGTCTGGTGCCGATTGGCGGGATCGTTCTTTCATTCGGCTGGCAAAGCACAGGCATGGGTCGCGGACGGGGATATACCCCGCTCGAATATCTCCTGGTAGCTCATGGCGGCGCTCATAATGACACCATCTGCGTGGCGGAGCGGAAAATCGCGTCAGTCGACACTCACCCGAAGGGCGGAGACAGCGAAGCGGCTCCGGCTCTGCTGAGTGGCGCGGTCGGCGAAGCCGAGACGCCCAAAACCAGTCCAGCCAGGGGGAAGAAGAATGGCTGAGCAGCCCGCGAACCTCTACATGACCGAAAAGCGCCTTCGCATACTCAGGAGCGCCGAAGGTGAGGCCGGCGTTGTCGGCATGCCTTATCTCACCGGGTTTGAGGCAGTCTCATGGAAGCGCTCGACCGAATTCCTGTGCGACCGAGGCCTGCTGAAGAGGAACGCCCACGGCGATTTCTACATCACCGACCTCGGCCGCCAGTTCGTGGAGGCATTCCATCATGGCTGAGAGCGATATCTCCGATGTGGTGGAGAGGGCGCACAACGGTCTGACAAAGGATCAAATCGAAAGCGTCCAGGCGATGCTTGCGATGCAGTTATTCGAGCATGATCCGATGTGCGGGTCGGAGATTTGCGAGAAGACAGCACAACGCATCGCACCGTTCGTGGCTGAATTCACACTGGAGCTATTCAAGGGCCAAGGCGCCAGCATTCAACAGATCGCAGAAATCATCGACCCCAGCAGCTTTTGCGACATTCCGTTCACGGATGATCCGGCGCTGCTCGACGTGGTCGAACGGTCGAAGCAGGAGGCGCTTCGCAAAGCCCGCGCCATCCGCTCTCTCGCTATCGAGGAGGGGGAAGCATGAGCGGGGAGGCTGTCCCGGTGTTCGTATTCGGCAGCAATCTCGCGGGCCGTCATGGCAAAGGCGCGGCTCTTTGGGCTCGCCAGCATCGTGGTGCGATTTACGGTCAGGGCCACGGTATCCAGGGCGATAGCTATGCGATCCCGACGAAGGGCTGGAAGCTGGAAACGCTGCCGCTGTGGATGATCGAGGGCTTCGTCCAGGAGTTCCTGATCTTCGCCCACAAATACCATTTCCGCCAATTCCAGCTCACGCCGATTGGCTGCGGCCTCGCGGGCTACACGCGCGAGCAGATCGAGCCGATGTTCGACGCGGCGCCGAGCAATGTCATTTGGCCGCCAGAGTGGGCGGACGCCGCCGCCCTCCGTTCCCGCGCCTCTGCGCATGGGGAGGGTTGAGGTGGGCAAGCGATGGGCGCGACTTCCCCGCACATGGGAAGAGGTTTTCGCGATAGCCCTTGGCAAGCCTGACCCTCTCCGTGGGCTCGGCATCCCGTATCCCTCCAGCACACAAGAGGAAAGCTGAGCCGTGGGGGACATCTTCACCCTGGCCAAGAAGATGGAGCGGGCCGCACGCAACGGGACGGGCTTCAACGTCACGGCGGAGGAAATGCGCCTCCTATTGGCTGGAGACTGTTACAGACTGATCCAGGAAATGAAGCTCAAGGAGTTACAGGCGAAGTGTCTGGGGCAGGAAAATACACTGTCGGGGAATACTGGCTCGACAAGCGCCGCGACGGAGCCAGCCCCGACATCTGGCAAATCACCACCTATAAGCGGGGCAGCCGCCAAATCGTATATCGCAGCACTAAGTGCCGCAGCCTAGAAGACGCGAAGGGTGCGCTCCATGCCTATGTGGACGAGGTACGCGCCACCAAGCCGACTACAACGGAAGCGCTCAAGGCGCTGCCGTCGATCATGGCCTACTGGCGCGAGCACGGCAAAAAGGCTGAGCGGCCCGACGCCATCGCCTGCTCCCTGCGCCTGTTCATCGGCTTTCTCATGCAGGACGCGGCTGGTGTGAATCTGACCTTCGCCCAGCTCGACCGCGCGCTGTTCGAGCGCTTCATTGCGTGGCGCATGGGGCCGCACGCCTACGAAGTCCCGTGGGCCGGAAAGGAATACAAGGGATCGAGCAAGGGCGTGAAAGGCGAGACGGTCAATAGCGACCTCGCGCGCGTCGCCGCTGCCGTCAACCATCAGGTCCGCTGGGGCCGCGTTCCCATGGCGCCGAAGGTGCCCAGCGTGGACAAGAAGCTGCGATCCGAGGCGCGAGAATACCGCTACAGCTTGAAGCAGATGGGCGCGATCATGGCGGTGGCATCCTATGACGTGCAGATGTTCCGCTGGCTGGCACTACAGCTTGCCACGCTGGTTCGGCCCGAAGCGGCGCTTGGGTTTGACCCGCGCCAGCAATACACTCCGGACACGGGCCTGATCGACCTTCACCCCAAGGGTTGGCCGCGCACCAAGAAGCGCAACCCGGTCGTGCCGGCGATCGAGGAGTTCAAGCCGTTCCTGGAGACGTGGGCCGAGGATGGCGCGGAGATCGTGTCATCGCGCAAGGTGGCATGGCGGACGATCCGCCGCGTGCTGAACCTGCCGCTTGAGGCCGAGGCCAAGACGATCCGCTATTCGGTGGCCACCCTTCTGCGGAATGCGCACCGCGTGCCAGCAGACCAAATCGAGATGCAGTTGGGGCACCGCGCGATCAACTCCGTCACGGAGCGCTATGCGAAGTACGATCCCGACTATCTGGCCGAATCAAAGGCCGCGCTGTCCAAGGTCTGGCAGGCCGTCATGGCGGAAGCTGGCCAGTGGCACGCTGTCCATTTGCTGTCCAAGACGGGCAACGGAAAGTCGATTGTGATTGACTTTCCAAGCGAAAAAAGCGAGGATTTCAGCCGTTGGAACGGTGGTGCCGCCTACAGGACTCGAACCTGTGACCCTCGCATTACGAATGCGAGAAAAGGCCAGAAAACCGCCGTTTCGCGTGAGGTACGCACGAAACGGAGTGGCAACTGATGGGGAACGAAGCCGGATTTGCTGACCATTTGCTGTCCATGCACGATTGGCGTTCGCGCCAACCTGCGTGGCAAGGAGCCGACGGGCTGCCCATGGCGCGCGGAGAGTTCACGCTTCGCTGGCAGGCCGGGGAGTGGTGGCTTAACGGCCCTGGCAAGTTGCGTGCGGTCGGCGGCGACCTGACCCACGCGCGTAAGGAGATGGACGCGGCGCACATTGCGCGCGTCTCCGCCCTCCCCGCCCCCGCTGTCCGAAGCGTCTATTTCATCGGCACCGAAGCCAAGGTCGGGCGGGCGGTGAAGATCGGGGTTGCAGATCAGCCCGAACGCCGCCTGCGCCAACTGCAGATCGGATCGGCCGCCCCTCTCCATATCCTCGCGGTGACGCCTGGGGGCGAGTTCGAGGAAGGCATCTACCACGCGAAGTTCGCGCGCCTCCGACTGCGCGGCGAATGGTTCAGGATCAGTGCCGCCTTGCTCCGCGAGATCACTCGTCTGCGGAGTAAAGCCGCATGACACGCTCTTATTCCGCTAAAGAAAGGATTGAGCGTAAACGGCTCAAATCCTCACCAAAATTCGAATCGGTGTGGAAAACGGGGCCGGTTCCGCCTCTCTTGCGCGAATCAGTAGGGAAAACTCGTTCCACCCCCATCAGTGCCCCCAGATTTGGCGGGGGTGGGTTGTGAGGATTGCCCCGCACCACATCGAAGGCACGCCGGAGCACAAGCTTTCGGCGATGATCGACCCGGCACCGGCTTACACGCCCGCCTGCCCGTGGCCAGATGACTGCATGGTCCAGTGGGGTCATGGCATCATCCCGGCTGTCCCGTTCTTCGAAGCCTTTCCACCGGGCACGTTCATTCGGGGTGAGGGCGACACGCTCGAGCAAGCGGAGCGCGAGGCGTTCGCTCAATACCAGGCCGAATTCCTCTGCGAGCATCTGTGGGGCCGACACAGCGAGGGGCGAGGCACCTATCTGAACGGCGCTGGCTGGTGCCGGAAATGCGGGGCCTTTCGAAGCAAGATGTTCAACGAAGTGGTCGTGCTCGGCAAGCATCGAAAGCCGCTTAGCCGGACCGAGGCGGATTGGCTCCGGTCGCTCGAAAACGACCATGAGATGAATGCGATCATGGATCAGAAATATCCGGGCGAGCGGGCCAGCAGGAGGCTGAGCCAAAAGCGGCTTCGGCTGCGCCTCAATCTCTTCGGAGCCGCAGCATGACCCCCTCCATCGCACACAGAATTGCGGGAGGGGGGATGTGAGCCTGCCGTTTAGACCCGGTGATTGGGCAGTTGATCCATCCGGGGAGCGCGTCGCCCGCGTGATGCGGGTCTACGAGTTCGAGGGCGACGTGCTGCTTGACCTGTCGATCTACGACCACAAGGGCTCGCGCATTGGTCGCCAGAGCCCCGCAGAAGGTGGGCCGAAAAGCTTTGAGCCTGCGTGCGCCGCCAAGCATTGGGAGCGCATCAAGCGCCCCTCGTTCCCGATCGTGCCGAGATGGATGCCCAACGGTGACGGGACGGCAAGCCTGCGCATGTGGGCCGGCGATCGTCTGCCGCCTGCCAACTGGACCCCGCCGGAGCCCGCGCGCAAGCCCACGGTAAAGGCGCCCGATAATCCGCCATTCCTCTCGCTTGAGGAATACGAGCACTTGGCCGACCTGTTCGCCAGCGCGAACGACCCGGTCAGCGCGAAGATAGGGGCGAAGGCAGCCGAGGTCGTAGCATGGCTCAAGCGGCTACGGGGCTCCACCTCCCCCACTAAAACCGAACCCCAAGGAGAATGATGATGGCGAGATACCGTAAGAAGCCTGTCGAAATTGAAGCAATCCGATGGGAGGGCTCAGTGATCGGCCTCACCAATGGCGATGGCCCATTCCCTCCTACCGCCGAAAATCCGGCGCCAGCCAACCTGCGGCTTGAAATGCCAGAGTGGATGCCTCCAGCGCGCGTTGTGCATGAGATCGATACGGTGGTTGATGTGGCGCCGGGCTCCGTCGTGCGGCAGGGCGATTACCTGTTCATCGGAACGCTCGAAGGCACACATCGCGCCGATCCGGGCGACTGGATCATCCGCGGCATCAAGGGTGAACTCTACCCGTGCAAGCCCGACATCTTCGCCGCCACATACGAGCCCACCTAACTCAATCGGCTTTCTCTACTGGACTTTGGTAAATGTATTTGGAGCTATTCCGGCTTTCGTCGCTACGCGATCGAGCCCCTACGGGTCTCGCCCCTAACGGGCTTCAATCCGGGCTATAGGAGAAATTATGTTGATAGTTACGCCGTCTAGCGATCAACGCGGTAACCGTTCCTACGCCGTTTGGGAGTATGACACTTCACGGCCCCGCAATCCGTCGGCCGCCGACCCTCGCGCGAGATATGCTGCGAAGGGGATCATTGGCGTGTTCTCGAGCCTGTCCGCTGCGCAAGGGATGAGCACCCGACAGGGCGAAGACGCTGCAAGCGGCTGAGTGGCGAAGCCATGCCAGCCCGGTGGCCAACGGCCATGCGCCCAAACACTATAGCCTAACCAGGAGCACCACCATGGATCTACTTGAACTGGCTGAACGGGTGGAACGCCTCCACAAGGGGGCGACATCGGGGCCATGGTGGATCACGCCAGGCGGTGGGAGCATCCGCGCAAACCGAGTGTACCATCCAGAGGGGCGGCAGCCTTATACGCTCGATGTGCGGATCACCCTCGGTTATTACGGGAAGCGATCTCAACGATCGATCGACTGGGCGCTGATTGTGGAAATGGTCAACCACGCCCCGGAGATAGTCGCTGCGTTGCGTGTTGCTGCCGAAAAACAACATGAGCGAGCCGATGCCTAGCTCGTTTCGCAATCTAACCGTAGCGCAGCTTCAAGCGAGGCGTGAAATTGAAGCGCGTGTAGCCGAGCGACAGCTTGCCTTCGTGGCAAAGATAGATCGCCGCATTGCGCATCTGCTTCAAGCGGCAGACACCGCCGCCGCATTGAAGGCGCAGGCCCGTGCGCGTGGGGAGGGGTGAGGTGCGCGAACTGACGGAAGACGAGGAGCGCGCTATCCGGAGCCTGAAACGCCTGTCGCGGAAATGGCCAGCGTCGCTTAAGCTGTTCGCCTGGAACGGCTCGCTTTGCGTCATGGAGAATTACGTCGAGCCCGGCCATGATGCCGTGCTGGATTACGTGGCTGGCATTCCGTGCGACGGTGGTGATCCATGACACGCGCCCGCTCGGCTATGGTAGGGGACAAAGGGTGATGACCTATAGAGCACGGACAATTTTGATCGGCTGCCCATTCGCAATAGGCTTCTGGCTGTTCGCGGTCTTGGTGAAGATCGATGTGGAAGGAAGCTTCCGGATGAGCGCTGCCGGGATCGCCGCCCTGTTTTTGCTGGGCCTCATGTTGTGGGCGATCATCTCGCTGATGGCTTCTGTCGTGTTTGAGGAACGCAAGTGACCTATAGAGAGGAAGTGATCGAGGCGTACGAGCGCGTGAGATCAGCCGGCCATGCGGCGCTAGACAGTCGCGGCCTGTTCGCGCACCGGAACGCGTTCTGCCAGGCCGCGCATGCTAAGGTCGATCAATGCGCGATACGACTGCTCACCACCCTGGAGACAATCCATGACCCTGAGTGATCGCGACGCCAGTTGGCAGCGCTGGTTCGCATGGTATCCCGTGCTGGTCGGCGACGAATTTGCAAGCGAGCGGCAAGATGTTCGTGTCAGCCTCGACGGCGGCCGATCTTTCGACGCAGTACCAATGCATAGGCGCACGAAGAGGGCTGACAAGCGCGTATGGTGGCAATGGATTGAGCGGCGCAAGGTTGAAGGCGGCTTTGGCATGCCGTTCTGGATTAGGAGGCTTCCCCAGTGACCCCGAGTGACCCAACGGATGAACTGGTGGAGCGGGCTTACCAAGCCTTTGTCGCCATTGCCATTGACGAAGGCACTTATACTGAGGCGGCCGATGACGGCACTATCGTCGCAATCGATGGCACGGTCAGCTTACGCAAGGGTATCCGCGCAGCCATATCCGCCATGCAAGCTGAAGGGGCGGCCGTGGAATGACCTTCGGCCCTGGCTATCTCAGCAAAAAGACCGCACCGACTGGATCGGGAAACTCGCGCGCGCCGCGTCGGCCGATCGGCGGTTTCCCTGGGCGGGGACGCCGGGCGCAATCTACCTCCACGTCAGCCGGCACATGGGCGGAGACGACGGGACTTGGCTCCAGGCCGTCCTTGCCGCCATTGAGGAGTGGAACGGGGGACCGTACAATCTGCGGGAGGATCCGGGATTCGGCCGCGAGCAACGACGAGGGTAGCCGAATCGTCCGGCCTGTGATCGAACAGGCCGCATGTGCAACCGAGCCCGCGGCAGATTCGAACCCGAGACCCTGCGAGAGAAGTTTGGCGCCACCTGGGGGCCGTCTGGTCGCTGGAACACGCCGACAGTCGAATTAGTCCCGCGCAAGGCCGCGCCGGTCATCCGCTCAGCCGAGGCCCAGCGCATAATCGACCTGATGCAATGGGACGTGCTCGGCGGGAAGGGCAAGTGGCCCATGACCAACGTCCGCCAACTCCACCTGCCTCAATGGCGCAAGCTGGCGGAGAAGCCGGAAAACCGCTGCCTTGTCCCGCTCACCGAATTTTGTGAATGGACGCCGGAGCCGATCGACCTGGGCGACGGCAAGAAGCCCGTGCGCGGCGAGATGTGGTTCCAGGTGAAGGACCAGCCCATCTTCGCGGTTGCGGGCTTCTGGCAGCCGCTGGAGCACGATCAACGTGGCTTCACGATGGTGACGTGCGATCCGAACGAGCTCGTCGCGCCGATCCATCCCAAGGCGATGATTACGATCCTGTCCGAGGCGGACTGGGAGACGTGGCTGCATGGCAGCTATGACCAGGTCGTGGCGCTGCAGCGGCCCTATCCGGCCGACCTGATGACCGTGCGCGGGCCGGAATTCCCGACCAGGCAGAAGAAGGAGCCGACGCTGCTATGAGGCTCGATCGCGATCGGCTGGCCGAACTCGACCCGGTGCAGGCGAATGTGATGGTGATCGTCCAGGCCCTGCTCGAACACCAACGCACGCCGGGCGAGGCGGTGCCCACGCTCGAGCCCGGACTCTCCGCCGAGGCCTGTATCGTCGCCGCCGCAGCGCTGATCGAGGTCGGATTTCAGGAAGGCGTTGAGGAGCGGGCTGCCCAGCGCGCCGAGAAGATGATCGGCTATGTTCGCCGGTTCCGGGAAGAGCGGAGCGCGACCGGCCTCAACGCGCTGGAGCAGCTAGGCGCGATCGTCACCTCGCATCGCGTACAGTGATGCTTGACTCCATGAGAACAGAGTAGGAACAAACGCAACCTCTCAGGAGGTCGCTATGTCCGAGTCGTCCAACGTCACGTCGATCTTTTCGCAAGTCTTTAATCCGGAAAACCCGGACCACGTCATGGCCGACGTTGCGGCATACCTCCGGCCCGACCTGCCCCCGAACAAGCGCCCCGCCAGCTATGGCTATCGCCTGGGTGACCGGCAGATCAGCGTCCGCGTGTCCCGCGAGGCGCTGGTCCTGATCGCCGGGTCGGACGATCTATCGACGCCTCAGATCATCGAACGCTTCAACGGCGTCATTGACCGCCAGATCGCGCAGATGATGACATGGAAGCCGAAGCCGATCGATGGTCGGTGGACGCTTGAGGCAGATGATGTCGTGCCGATCCTTTGACGGAGCATGGCTAAAAGCCCGCCGGGCAGCATACCGCCTTGGGCGAGCGACGTCCGGTCGATGCTCGCCGCCTATGAGAACCGGAAGCTGACGATCCACGTCCGCTGCCTGAAATGCCGCGCCACCCGCGTCCTGAACTATCGCGATCTGGAGCGCATCGCCGATGCCAAGGGCATGGCGTACAGCCTCTACAATAAGCGAACGCGCTGCCGCCTGACCACCGGATGCGAAGGCTGGAACGTGTTCGGCTATTGCGAGGGCCTATGGGTCTACCACCTCTATGACGAGCGGCAGGAGGATCGCTGGGCCGAGCGAGACCGGATCATGCAGGAGCGGGCCCGGGAGTTCGTCATGCGCGAGCTGAAGGATGCCAAGTTCGCGCGCGAGAGGAAGAAGGCGATGACGCGGCATTAGTGCCGCCCGGGCACCTCCGGTGTCGCCGCGGCACTTTGCAGCAGTGGATCCGCGACATCCGCATAGCCGATCATTTCGAGCAGGCGCGCGGTGGCGAGATCGAGCGCCTGGCGCGCATCGGCCGGGCGGGTGCCGAGGCAGGCTGTCAGCGTTTCCTGCGGCGTCGGCTTTGACTTGCACGGCGGAATCGGGACATCGCCGGCCTTCACCGCCGCGACCGGTCGATCGACATAAACGATCTCGTGCTGGATGTTGAGCGACGGCGCACCTTTATCGGTCGTGACGCAGCCGCCCTGAAGCATCAATACGAAGAACGGGAGCGGCACAAGGCGCTTCATTGCCATAGCCCTTTCGTGGTCTCTGACGGTTCGCAGGGCGCCCCGGACAAAGGTTTCGCCGCCGACGCGCGCAGGGCCGCGATTGCCGTCTGCCGCTGGGCCGCGAGCCTATGGGCCTCCGCGATCAGCTGCTGAGCCTTGGCAAGCTTCGCCGCCTCCGTCGCCGCCAGATCATGGATGGACTTGCTTTGGACGCGCAGGGCGTTGTCGGCACCCTGGAGGCTCGCCAGCGCGACTTGCTCGGCGTGGAGCGCCCGATCCAGTTGTGGCTGGAAATGGGCATAGTCTACCGCCTTCTGGCGAGATTCTGCCCAGGGCGCGCGCCAGATGAGGATGGCGAGGATAAGGATTGCGATGCCGCCGAGAATGTACGGCACAAGCGGCTTCAGGCGCTCGACAATTCCGATCACCTCACCAGATCCCGGCACTGCGATGTCAGCCACGCGCCGGAACAGGAATCCGCCTAGGCTCATGGTTCGGCCCCCGGCTTCGGCGCCTCGTCATCGTCGCCGCCACTGCTGTTGCCCTCGAAGCCGGCCGCGCTGGCCTTGAACGACCATGATCGCTTGCCCAGCACATAGCCGAGGCTGGTCAGGCCGACGAAGATCAGGCCGAGGCAGCCATAGAGGCCATAAGCGATCGGCCACGGGCTTTGCGATTTCTGCGCCGTCAGTTCGGCCAGGCGCCAGGCAAAGACGATGCAGGTGAGCGTGAGCCCGACCAGCGCTAGGAGGGCCGCCAGCATGCGCAGATCGCGCTTCCTGGCCTGCTCCTCAGTCAGGATCGCATCGCTCGCGGGTAGGATGACAGGATTAGCCAAGGATCGCCTCCCAGAGCAGCTTCAGCAGCCAACAGACCGCTATGACGTTGCCAACCAAGCCGGACGCGGCAGCAATCGCGCCACCGATCAGGATACGCGTGCTGGCTTGCGGCCCGGACCACGCCTGGCCGACGTAGAGGAAGCAGCCGCCGAACAGCAGCACGGTCGACACGACCGCGAGAATGAATAGGTGCATGGGCGCCTCCTCAGGCGTGGTCGTATTGAGTGAGACTGCGCCCTCGGATGATCGAGTGCAGCGTGTCGGCGTAATTCGAGGCGGTGGCGTAGTGGGGCGCCATCAGGTCCACGAAGCGGCCGACGTCGGGCAGAGCAGCGCGCGCGGTGGCATAGACCGGCGCGGTGGCCAGCAGCTTGGCGTGGGCGTCGAAGAAGGCGTCCGGGCCGGGATAGTCCTTGAACCATCGCTGGCATTTGACCATCTCGCCGCGCACTTCCTCGTGCGTCCAGCAGAGGGTAGCTGGCTCGAGCGGCGTTCCCGGCTTGTACGGAAACACGGCGCCCTTCACCTTCGCCGTGATCCCGCCATAGTTGAATTTGCCGGTCTCGTGGGCGCCCCAGCCGCTTTCCACCGCCCATTGGGCAATGGTGACCGACGCCGGCACGCCCCACTTCTTCTGGCCGGCCTGCGCGGCCGCAATCACGGCCGCAGGGATCTGCGTCGTCATAGGAACCTCGTCGATGTGGGATCGTTTGGAGCCGGGACCGGAGACCCCCCCCGCTCACCGGTCAGGCTTCCACGCCCCGCTAGGCTACGCGCTGGCGGGGCGTTTGCTATTCGGCCAGCGTGAGCGGCTTGGTCAGACTGTCGTAGAGCGCCTGCATGTTCACCGGCGGTGGCCGGTCATCGTTCAGCGAGCCATGCGCCTCGGCATCGAGCAGGATGGCGAGGCAGGCGCGAGCGTGAGCCAGATGATGCACGCCGCTGTCCTGCGCCGCCGTCTCGCCGTTCAGCCATGCCTCAAGGTGGCGCATTGCCGCGCTGACATAGACGGTCGAGCTGACGTTCTTCTCGCGCCAGTTGTAGGGGCCATACTTCGCCGCGCCGTCGCGGAAAGCGCAGGCCTCATGTGCGAGCGCCGTGCCCGGTATCAGGTGCAGCGGTGGCTTGGTCACGCCGAAGCGCGTCTTGGGATTGTCGTCGGGCAGGTCCATTACCGGCCTTTCATGAAGAAGCGGCGGTGAAACCACATGGCCGCAGTGATCGCGCAGGAGCCGGAGAGGCCGTATGTCGCATATTCCGCGAGCCCCGCGCCGGGCGCGACGATGCGCGACCACAGCATTCCCTGGCTGATCGCGATCGAGAAGGAGCAGCCGGCCGCCATGGCGAAGTTGCCGTGGTTCACCGATCGGGACTGGAATCCGAGGAGGAAGACGGACGCGAAGCCGCAGCCGAAGATGGCGAGGAAGTGTGTCATGCCGCCCTCGCCAATTCTTCCGTGAAATGCAGCGTCGTCACCATCGCGCCGTTGACGTGGTAGCTGTGCCCGAGCAGTTCCCGTGCCGCCGCCAGCCCCTTGTCCGCCGCCCAGGCATTCCGGGCAGCCAGCGTCGGGTGCTGCAGCACCATCATGCCGCGCAGTTCCTTGCCCTGGTGGATGATGAAATGCTTATGGTGGAGGTGCCCGGTGTGGCAGACCCGATAGGTCGCCTGACCCCACATCTCCGCAAAGTCCGCGGCGAATACGCCGGGTAGTTCGTTCAGCCCCACCTTGTCGCCGTGGTGGCTGGAAATCATCGTCTTGCCGAACAGCATCCCCCAATAAGGGCGAATCGATTGCTCGACGAGCACCCGCGGCTCGTCCTGGAAGATGCGAGAGAAGAGTTTGCGCATCCACCACGCCGACAGCGGGTCGTGATTGCCTGGCTTGATGACGAGGCGGACGTTCCGATACCGCTTGAGCCCATGAAGGACTGCGGCTTCGATGACGTCCGCTCCGACGTCCGCGATCTTGGGAAATCGGCCATCGACGTCCAGCAGGTGCTTCGATGCCGGCGTGAGCGGCGCGTAGCCATCGGAATCGAGGAAGTCGCCGAGCACCATCAGCAGCAAGTCTTGCGCCGGCGGGAGGGCGTCCATGAGCCAGCAGGCGCCGTTGAGCAACGTCTCGCGGGCAATGCGGAGGTCCCAATTACCGGACCCGGTTTCGGCGTGCCAGGCGTGGGCACCGACGTGGCCGTCCGCGATCGTGACCTGGTTGAGCATCTGCGCCGGGCCGAGTGTATCGGGTAGTGCGACTGGCGCGAGCGGCGCGATACCTTCGACGCGGCGATCCAGCAGTGTCAGCACCTCGTCGACACGCGAGGCATCGGCAGGGTTATATTGCTCCCAAGTCCGCTCGATACCGCTTCCGCCGCGCTGGACCGTAATGCGCCCGAGCAGATGGCCTTCGGGAATTTCAGGGATTGGCGCGTCGCCGTCTGGTAGTTGGCGCTCCCAATTGCGCTCGACGCCCTCCGGCCCGCGCTGCACCGTGACCTTGCCCATGTGGTAGCCAGGCGCGGTGCCGGAATCCCAATGGCCGGGCGCATAGCCCTGCTGCGCAGCCTTCTTCTTGACCGCTTTCAGCGTGGCATGGACCAGAGACTTGTCGACGCCAAGCACCGCCGCCGCTTTGCCGCCGCTTCCATGCTCCATGTAGGCGCGGAGGATCTCGGCTTGGCGCGGCGTGGCATAATTCAGCAGCTTGGGATCAATCTCGGTCAATCGGCCCTCCCGCCGCTGTTGAGCCATGGTACGCGGACGCTACGGGGACGGATTCATTGGCGCGTCAGGCGGCGAGGTCTCGATCCTCACGCTGGTGCGCGGAAGCGGCGGCGCGCTTTGCCTCCACTTCCGCGACGATCTGCGGGATCGCTGCGGGCGGTGCATACTTGACCGCCAGAAGGAGGCTATCCGCCTCCGTTACCGCACTGTTGAGGCGATGGCTCAACTCACTGACCATCCGCTCCAGATGGGCTATGCGAGCGTTCAGCGGCCCAACAAGCGACGCCTCCCGGCCCACCTCTATCTTCCGCCTGGCGATGATGAAGGTGAGCACGGCGCCCACACTTCCCCCGCTGATGATTCCGGGAATGAACTGGGCGAGGTCAAGCGTCATCGTCCAGCCACCCGGCCGGAGGTCTCCATTTTACCCATGTGATTTGATCCCCCAGGATCGGTGGTGGAGGCTTAGGATGCGATCAGGAAGTCATTGCCCGGCGTGCAGCCGGCGGCGGTGCTGGCATCGCTCCCGTTGCCGCCGAAACACCAAAAGGGCTGGATCATGACGTCGTCTTCGCCCGCAATATAGCCGCCGAGGATTGACGCATTGGTCCGGAGGTTCAACTCGACCGTGTTGTTGCCGGTCGGGTTGGCCGGGTTTTCGCCCCACGGGAAGCCAACGTAGATCGGGCCTACGATCGGACTCGATAGGGTGAAGTGCACGGTGACCTTGCCGCTGACCGGCGCGTCGATCGTGGCCGCGGAGGCGACCGTGTCGAGCGTGGCATATGACAGTAGGTTGGCCGCGCTTGAGGCAAAGCGCATGCCTCCCCCGAACTCTGCACCACCGACACCGTACGCGGAGTTCAGGTAGCGCATCCCCGTAAGCGTGTTGAGATCGAACGTCACATTGACGTGCGTATTGTCGACCTTGGCGACGGAGTAGGCCGCAGGTCCCAGCAGGTTGTAGCTCGACTTGCCGTCATACCAGGCCTGCGTCCGAGCCATCCGACGATAGACGATCGCATAAGTGTCTGGGGAGAAGTGCAAATCCGAATATGTGCTGCCGGTTACCTGATGCTGCATGTCGAGCGCGAACGCCCCAAGCCGCACCGATCCACCTCCGCTCCGGTTGGAATAATCATAGGCGAGCTTCGCCTGCGCTCGCCTGATTGCCTCCCAAGAATTGGTGGAGGTTGCACCGGAGGCGTGCGACCCGACTGGCTTCATGTAATAATTGATCGCGCGGCCATTGTAGGCATCGGCAAGATCGGCAAGCTGCAACCAAGTCGTGACGTACGCAGCGTCATCACCGGTATTGCTCTCGCCATCGATCCAATAAATGGTTCGGATGTTCTTGCCGATGTTCCGAATAGCGCCAAGGAAGGTTGCCCAATCGACACTATTCGGGCCACGCGTTTGGATGCTGGTCGAACCCCGTCCGCCCATGATCATGCCGACGCCGGTAGCGGCGGAATAATTGCTTTGAATCGTCCCGGCTAGGCCGCCCGCTAGGGCGCTATTTGGTGTATTCGATATTGCGACCGTGAAGTCAGATAGCGGCATACTGCCGGAGACATTGTTCGCAGCGTCGTAGTTATATGCGTTGGTCGCCGCCGTGAAGGTCTCAAGGGTCGCAACAGAAGAATAGCTGTTACCGGCGTTCGATTGGCCGTAAATCCCAATATTCTCCGACGGATAGACATAAGGCCCGTGAGAGCAAATAGATTTACCGCCGGCCGCGTCATTGCGACAGACCTTCAGCACATAGGCCGTGCCGGCAGAGGGGGTAAACGCTATCGTCTTGCCGGTTATAGAACCGCCGCCGATCGACAGGCTTTGGATCGGCTGGTTCGTTTGGCCCGAAACGGCCGCGCCTGTGGACGTTGTGATCGAATATGACAGCGAAGAGGAAGCTGGATCCGAACCGGTATAGGTCGCGTCGATCGTGAGCTTGAGCGTTCCGTCAGTCTCGATCTGCGCGTTGTGCGTCGGCTGGAAAAGCGTCATCCGGTCGGTGCCGCCGGAATAGCCAAATTCGGCATCGTATGACGCGCCAGTGGTAGGCGCCAACCCATTCCAGCCATAATTGCCCGTCGGGGTGATCCCGAGGGCGGTCAGGTCAAAGCCGGTCGTCGGGAAAGATGGTGAGGCCGCAGTAGCCGAGATCTGTCGCCCATTGAGGCGCGGGATGATCTTGGTGCCGATCGTTTCCCATTCGAGGACGTCACCATTGTAAACAAGATGGCCGGTAACGCTGGAAGTTGTGCCGCCGGTGCCATTGCTGAACGCTTGAAGGTTGAAATATGTCGACGTTCCGCCGCCTCCGCGCAGCCCCGAAAAGCTGTCAGTTCCGCCGACCATATTGCGGTGAAGCTCGAAGCGCTGGGTGCCCTGCACCATCGTGGTGCGGAAATAGCTGTACGGCGAGCCCGCATATTTCGCCGCGTGTGCGCTCGACGAACCCGAGGTGCCATACGTGTAATGGGTGGTCGTATTGACCTTCACGGCGGTGTTGCTGGCACCTGAGCCGCTATCGAGCAGCGTCGTGAAGCCGTTCAGGCCGTGGATGCTGATGGCGGTTCCCGTGCCCCAGCCTTCAGTCCCGGCGCCCGACCCCGCCGTGAAGGCGTAGAAGGTCGGGGCCGTTGGCGCGATCCAGGAGAGAAGGCGCCGATTGAACTTGAGGCCGGTCGAACTGAAGACAGGCGAATAGGTCGGCGCGATCTGCGTCGCCCGAGCTTGCGCAACCTGCGGAAGCGCCAGCGATGCCAGCGCGGCTATGGCGAGTAAAAGCCTGCGCATGGATCAGCCCGCCGTGTAGCCGCTGTTGACGTTCAGATACGTCTCAGCGGTCGCGGATGTGTTGGTCAGCCGCGCGCGATGATACCGCGTGAGCACGGGCACCTGGAGAATCAGCGGCGTTCCAGCCGTAACCGTGCCCGTCGCACAGACGTAATTCGAGGAAACGAAATTGTCGTTCGAGCAATCGATGTAGGCCGTGGCAGCCTGGTCCGTCAGGAAGAAGGCGCTGAAATAGCTGAACTGGTGATAGGTGCCTTTCGCGTAACCGCTATCCCTCGACAGACCTGTGAATGTCGGCGTTGCTCCGCCGCTCCCGGTCAGCGGGGACGTGACATCGCATCCGGATGCGCACGCGCCATTCCAGAAGATCGAACCGCGGTTGGCGACCTGAAGGTTGCCACTCACGTCCTGCTGATTGGGCTGCTGGTTGCCGTTGGGATCCTTCGCGCCGGCCAAGGTCGGCTTGGTCGCCGCCGTGGCGCCCGTGGTCGCCTGGGAGGCAGCGGTGTTGGCCGCAACTGCAGCGAGGTTCCCACCGGTCTCTTGGGCCGCGTTCGAAGGAAGCGGCAGGGCGGCGGCCGACACTGGCTGCGTCGCCTGCCAGAAGGTCCCGGTGACCGCGATCGTTGGCGCCGTGCCGATGTTGAAGGTGGGCGTGGAGGCGAAGGCGGGAAGAGTGCCCGAGATGCCGACATTCCAGGTCCCGCTCTGCTTGGCGATCGTGCGCAGATCGGCGCTGAGATTGGTCGAAAGCGGGTTGGTTGTGCTGCCTTCCGCATAGGTTGGCGGGGCGGCCGTCGCGGTGACCGTCGTGCTGCCGCCAGTACCACCTCCGGATGCCTTGTACGGCGTGCGAGCAATCGGGTCCCACAGCACTGCGCCTGGCACGCAGGTCCCGGCAGAGTCATAGGACGCGCACGCTGCTGTCTGCGCCACAGCCCGGCCATCAAGCAGGCACGCAAAAGCAAGCCCGAGCGCCACCGCGCCCGCGCGAAGCAGGTTCTTCATTTTCGATCCTTTCAGGTGGGCGTCAGAAGCCGATGGCGAACCAATCAAAGGTCGTGCCCGGGCCAGCCGCGACACTGGCCGAGGATGCCGAATAGATCGTCATGCCGGTCGTGGAATAATCCCCGGTGCCATGGAAAGCGCTTGGCGGCCCTCCGGCCGCGTTAGAGGCTAGAGCGCAGAGGCACGACGTGCTGAACGGCTTGGCGAAGGTGACCGCCTTCGCTCCTGACGAGTCGCTATGTTGGCCATTGCCCCAATTCAAGATGAGGCCACCTGGAAGAGTGACATAGCCGATCGCCGTTTTGCTGGCGATGAGTGGTGCGGCGGAATATTGCGAGATTGCGCCCGAGGTGATCGTCGTCGCGCCATACGCGACCGTAACAACCCACAGCCCCACGTTGCCCGCATCAGGCGTCGGAGTAACCTGCGAGCCCGTCGCGGCGGCGATCCCAGCCTTGACGGTCACTGCGACGGTAGCCTTGCGGGTGGTCGGCTGTGCGACTCCGCTATTGTTCGGGCCAGTATACGCCGTGGTCGGGTCGGATGCGTTGTAATAGGGGAGCACGACATTATCGGTGTCGGTCTCGGAGAAGGTGGCCTGGATCAGGTAATTGATGCTCTGGCCCGTGGTCGTCGGTGCTGGACACGCTAACGTGACCGCGTCGAGCAGGATGCCCTGCTTCATGATCTGGTGAGCCGTATCCGCCGCAAGAGAGCTGTAGGCGCTGCTATCGAGGTTCTGCTGGGAGTAGATTTCGCCCGCCCCCACTTTGACATTCATAGATGCAGGCGAGGTCGGGCCGCAGGAAAGTCCATTGGTTGTGGTTGCGCCTCCGAACATTGCCGAAGCCAGTGCCGCGAGCGCGACCATGGTATTACGTTCGGAGCCGAGCAGGTCGGTTTCGAGCGGGATCTGCCCAGGATAAATCAGCTTTCGGTCCACCAAGGCCTCCAACGAGAAAAGCCGCCTCGAAGGGCGGCTGGCGGTGTTGAAATCGGAATGGATCAGGCGGTCGGTCGGACTAGCGTATTGTCGAACAGCACAGCGCCGCCCCCGGACAGGTAATCCTGATGCGCGGTTGGATCGGGCTTCTGGTTCAGGATATTGACCCAAATGACAGTCGCAGCCGGGCGGACGCGCTCGATCGCCGCATATATCTGCTCGTCAACCACTCGCGCGCGCACGTCGTTGATCGATGCGTATTCAGCTCGCGAGGGCGTCGAGTAGGCGCCGGTCGAAATGCCATATCCAGCCACCAAAGGAACGCCGGTGTTCGGCTGCCGATAAGCAATCACGAACGCTTGGCGAGGCAACAGCAAAGAGCCATAGCCCCCAGCCGCGCCATAGCCGCCATTCGGCGCCCCATAAGCCCCTGTATCTTGCGGTCGGCTCGGCTCGAAGATGGCTGGCTCGACACCAGTCAGCACGGTCAACACCCGCTTTATCGCGCGCCGAGTCCCCTTTTCGCCGAACAGCGAAGCGAGAATACGGGCACGAAAGGCGTCATCCCCCTCGTTCCGGGCCCTGGCTATGCTTGGCCCAAAATAGTCCTGCGCGATCAGATCGAGCCAGCCGTCGGTCGCGGTGGCAATCCGCGTCTGTCGCCGCGCAAAATTGATCAGATCGTAGAGAAATGCCTTGGCTGCCGCTATGCCAGTCAAAACGCCATCAAGGACCGGGTTTCGATCGTCGAACCAAGGCGGCGTGAGACTCTTCAGCCTGGCCAGCATGTCCGTACGATCGCCGCTAACCATTCGCGCTTCTCCTCAGGCGATGGTGACGGACGAGGCCTTGATGACCTGCTTATTGGTGGCAGTGATGTCGGACGTCCCCCCGTTCAGGAGCACGCTCGTGACGTCGATCACGGAAGGTGATGCATCATAGGCAATTTGGATCAGGCGTGACCATGTGAGCGACGCCCCGAGCGCGAGCGTGTTGACATAGCCCAGAATCGCAGCCTTCACTGCGGCGGGGGCGCTGATCGGATCGCTATGCGGTGCCAGCGTAAGGCTCATCGAGACCGTGACGCTCACGACTACCGGCGCGAAGATGCCGAAAGTGGATGTGATCGGCCGCACCAAATCGACCGATGCATAAACGCGCGAGAGCAGGTTGCTCGGCGGCGCACCCGACCCATCATCGACCACGGCATAGAAATAGCCAGGGTTTACCGAGCCGTCATAGTTCAGATTCTCAACCAGCGAATAGGTAAGGCCGGCGTCCGTGGACAAGATCGCGTCGCCAACCGCGTCGGGTGTCGCCTTGGAAAGGGTTCCGAGATATTCCACGAAGCGCGCGCGCAGCGTGGCATCGCTTTCAGCATCGGACCCGTTCGTGAAGGCGTTGGCGTTGGTGACGGTGTCGATACCGCCGATCGCTTGCCCCATGGTGGCTATCGCGCCAGGCACGATGTTTCCGCCGGATCCTGGGGTGACAGCTGAGACCGGCACGCTCACAGACGCGATTCCAGCCGGCAGCACGTATCCGGCAGCGCCGCCATTCCAGGCCGGGTTGCTATCGTCCTCTGTGACAGCGAATTGTTGCGTGCCGTCGAGCGTCTGAACCAAAGCCCCCGCGGGCACGATCGCCTGCGTGGTGGGCGTGAAGCGCGAAAACGTCACCATCCCTGTGGCCGGGATCGCGCTCAACCGGGTGAAGCCATAATCGGCCATCCAGCTGTCGAGATCCACGCCGGTGGACGTGGAAGCTCGGGTCATCGCCAGCACCTGCAGAACGAGCCATTGAAGCCACAGCGCGACCGCGGCGTAGGCTTCCACAATCGCGCGCAGGATCGATCCCAGCGAAAAGTCGACCAGAGCATTATTCGCGCCCTGGATCGCAGTCACCTGCTCGGTGACCAGCGCGTCAAAGCTCTTGGTCTGAAGGTTGGCCATGCTCAGGCTCCGACGTTGAAGGACAGCGTCACAGGCTCACCCGAGGGCGCGTCGACATAGCGGATAGAAACGGCAAAGCCGCCACCATCCGAGACCGGAATCGGCTTCACATCCACCACTGGCGCCGGACTGCGCGCGACGGCCTCCTCTAGTTGCATCTGCCCCGAAATCAGCGCCCTGATCTTGGCCACGTCCGCCGTGCTGCCGACATAGCGCGGCAGGCCGGCACCATATTCTGGGTGGAAGATGTAATCGCCCGGATTCGTAAGTAGGCGCCGCACGACGCGCTGCTGGCCGCGCTTGGTGTCCGCCACTGTCGCGAGGTCACCGGTTGCCGAAACCGCCAGGTCGGCGCCGATATACTGATCCAGATCGGCAAGGGTCGTCATTGCGGCGGTCCACTCGTGTCCGTGCCGGTCTTCACGGCGGTGTGGATGTGGTTCTTCAGGCTCTTGCCGCCACCGACCACGTCCTGATCAGATGTGACGGTGCCGCCGGTGACGTTCAATGCGCCTTCATGCGCCCAGGTGCCCTTGCTGCTGATATCGCCGCCCTTGAGCTGGATCGATGCGCCAGCGCCCGTGTCGGCCTTGATCGTGCCGTCATGGGCCAGGCTGATCAGCGCGCCTTGGCCATTCGCGATCGTGACCGCGGCATCATTCGTCAGCTTGATCGATGCGCCCGATTTGTGGACCAGCCACGCTTCGCCGGCGGGGACGGACAGGGGTCGCTCGACGTCGTTGAAGAACGACAGACCGGCAGATCCAACCCCGCCGTCCGCCTCCTGGAAATCGATCTGGACCGCAGTCCCGACCTGCGGCGCCAGGAACAAACCCCAGCCATTGCCGACCCAGGCCGATTTGAGAGGAATCCAGCCCGTCAGCGTGCCGTCCGGCTGCAATTGGACCTTCACGGCGTGATTGGTGGGGTCGTAGCTTGTGATGACCCCATGCCGGGTCACAGCGCGCGCGTTCGCCGCTTCTTGCGCAGCACGCCTGACCTGGTTGAGGAACGCCTCCATCAGCCGGCCGCCGCTTCTATCTCGTTGCTGATGTTCTTTGCCGAGAGCGACATGCGATAGCCCTCCGCCATGGACATCGATCGCTTGACCGAGTCCGGATAATAGACCTGGTCGAGCGAAGTGCCGGTCCCGGTTACGATCACCGGCTTTGCGCAGGTCAGCAAACCGTCGCCGGGCAAATCCGCAGTCAGCTTCACCATGTGCGCCGTGATCTGCTTGTAGAGCGCCTGCGCCCGCGCGCTGGCCTGATCCTGCGTCAGGCCAGGCACATGGAAGTGGTAGACTGTCGTGCTGTTCGGGTCCGAACTGACCGCACGGCCGGGGCGAATTCCTTTGGCCGCTTTCGGCCAGGATGCCGTGTAGGCCTTCTTGTGCTTCGCGTTCCAGCTGCGGACCTCGACGGAAACCCCCTTAGCGATCGTGAGGCTGCGCGAGAATTCGAGTGTGGTCGTGCTGGAGTGGGGCGACGCGTCATCGTGCGACGGCTGCACCCATTTTATCGCATAGCGGTCGCCGGTGTCGCTGGGCTTGGGTTGGAAATGGAGCTCGTTTCCGGTGACAAAGACGTCGAAGCCCTCGAAATCAGCCAGTCGGCAAAGCAAGTCCCATTCTGATTGCTGCTGGTTGATGTCCGTGTGGTCGAGAGAATAGAATTGCCCGATCCGGGTGGTCGTCTTGGTCACCACCGGCACTAAGCCGCGGCGCTGGGCCAACAGCGTAGCAACGTCGCTCGATGTGCGATTCTGGTGGTTTTCGCTCGTCTTAGTGTCGATCAGCCGAGCGGTCAGGTCGCGCCCTGAGAGTCCGATCGTGGACTGGTCGAAGCTGAAATCAATGTCGTCAACATCGCCCAGGATGAGCCGATCCGCACTGGTCGGCGCATATACGCCGCTGCCGATCCAATCCTCGGTCGCGAATATCTCAACCTGAAGCGATGCCTGCGCCGCGAACCAGTCGACGCCATATCCGCTGGGCAATCCGTGGAGCGCAAACTCGACCCTGAACGTGTCGGCGCTGCGGAAATTGTTGTTATCGACTTCCCAACTGATCCAGCCCCAGACGATCTTGCCGTTGAGCTTGATCGCGCCGCGGGGGTGGCGTGCGCGGGGTTGCCCTGGAGCGGTTGGCATTTTCGGGCCGCCCTCC